GTACGGGGCAGACGGTGGTTTTGACAGGAAGGCGCAGCCTGAGAGCGCCAGAGGCAATAGCAGCATCACGCTCTTTTGCAATAAGTTTTGCATCTTGATTGGCCTTTTGAAGTTTGGTTGCTTGGGTGGTGACGGCGTTTACCAGCGCCTGTTCTTTTTGTCTAGCTTCGGCGTTGAGCGCGGCAATCTCCAACTGCTGACGGGTGACTTCGTCATTTGAGCCTTTGTAGTACCCGCCGCCAAAACTGCCAACAATGGCAAGCACAACAGCGAGCAAGATGTACGGGTTAAAGATACTCATGGCTTATTGATTTCTTCATCATCATGGGACAGCTTAATCCCAGCCAACAAGCCAATAAACCCGCCAACCACTGTTTGGAACGCAGGACTGATGAGCTTAAAGATTTCGGTGTTGTCCACCTTTTCGTCAAACAATCCAATCATTAGAGTAAACACCATACTGCACACCACAATACAAAGGGTGGCAGCAACCATCAGGGTGACCTTGTAGGTCAGCTTGCCTCGTAGTGTTTGTTCCATGCTTACCCCTCTGCCTTACCGCGCACATACGCCTGTGCCGCCATAAACGCTACCACAATCGTACCCATTGCTGCACAGTAAGTGGTGGTCAAACCGCTCAATGCGTTGACCTTCTCTAAGGTGACCCAAGTAGATGCAAGAAATGCAATCAATACAGGTGGTGCGCCCAAAGCTGCCCATGCCATGACCCTTTGCTGGTCAGCCATCTTGTCAAGGTTTTCAATCTGAATCATGCGCTCAGACCGAGACAGTTCAACGTCCGTCACCACGCCATCGTGGTCGGTGTCAAACTTGTCGTACTCTGAATCTTTCTCAAGTTGCTTACTCATCTTTTTTCCTTTCCTGCTGTTCAAGCTGTCTTCTCAACTTTTCCACTTTTTCAATCTGCGCTTTGGCCTCATTCTTTGTTTCCAGCACGTCCAAATACAACATGCCCAGCAAAGGCAGTAGTAGGGCGACCAGCACACAAGCAGCAATCCAGCCAATCATTTCTTCCCCCACTGACTTACGAACCACAGCCACAGCCACAGGTACAGGAGGAATGTAAAAGTCGCCACCACTGCCGCCAGTTTTGCTTGCAGGTTTCTTTCCTCTTCCCTGTGTTGCCATGCCTCTCGCCTGTTTTTCGCCTCTTGTTTCAGTCTGGCAGCTTCTTGTTCAGCGGCTATGACATCCCGCATCTCAAACACCTTGCTGTACAGCGCACCCATTTCGGGAGGGCTTTGATACACCATCGTCTCTCTGATTGTCACCTCTAACGCCGCCATCTGATCCTGTGCCATGACCCGCTTCAACGCGGCTTCCATCTGGTTTTGGTCAGGCTCGTAGACGTTTTTGGACTTGTCTTCTTCCTCCCTGATGTGGGCTGCTAACTGTTCTTGGATTCTGAAGAATTCTGTAAGATTTTTGACAACTCCAACCATGACCTGCGTTTCGTCAACAGCGACGTATTTGTCTTTCTTTTTCGCCACAGGCTTGGGCGCGACAGAAGTTGGCGCACCGCCAAAGAATTTTGCCAGCGTCCCCCAGAAACCATAAATTTCCTTTCCAATCCCAACAGCTTCATCGACTGTAGCCTTAACCTCCATGAAAGCGGTCTTTGCTTGCTTGTAAAGCTCGCAACCTTCTTTGATAGCGGCAACACAAGCATTTGCAGCGAAAAGGAGGGAGATCGGATCAATTTCACGCTCCTACAAAAACCAAGTCACCACAGAATACCGAGTGCCTGATGTGACAGGCAGGATTTCATGCGGGAACATAAAGTTGGATGGAAATAAAAGTGCTGATCCTTTTGGGGGATTCACAATCATTTCTTGGTTAAAAAACGCAAACTCCCCGCCTTCGTATCCGTCATTAAGAATAAGCGAACAAGAAACACTGCGGTTATGGTTTATGGTTGAGTCAACGTGCTGAACATAAAACTGCCCTGTTTGGTATCGCAGTATTTCATAGCCAGAATCTTTAGAAATCCCCGCAAAGGGATATGCGCTGGAATATTGCTGTATGGCGCTGCCAACCGCATCAAACAATCTTTTGTCAAGCTGCGATCTAACTTCTTTGTTTTTATCTATGACATGCTGATGAGATAGACCAATGATTGAAGCAGAACGAACGCTTTTATCAACAAAACCAAGATGACTAGGCCCAACAGCGGTGTCGGCCCACTCCTGTGAGTCACTGAACTCATCAAGCAAAGCGTCACACAAGTCCAGCGGGACAACGCCATTAAAAACTTTGATGTAGTCTTGGATCATATTAAGCAGTGCGTTTCCACATGTAAACAGTTATGTATGGCTGATAGTTGGCGTTTGTACCGCTTGAGCCGGTTGTACTGATTGCCACACTGATGCCTGTAAACGCTGGGTCAATCGTGGCGGTTTGTCTTGAAAGAGTTGTAGACGGGCCTCCGGCTAAGTTCTGGGAGTTATTGACGTTGGCATTAGATGTGTGGGTGTGACCGGGGTCTGTAACAGTTGCTGTGTGGGTGTGGCTTACAGTAATTGCATCTGCGCTACCCCCAGTTTCTTCAGCAGTGTCAAACAGTGCATTACCCGCATCAAAACCAACCGCAACACGACCAGCGCCAAACGCCGTCCATGTACCAAAACCAAGCAATGTGCCGGGGTTGGTTGCGACAGAGGCGTTTGTGTAGATTGAGCCAACTGGGTAAATAGCTGCAAGTGCCGCTTGCACGAATGCTGTTGTGGCAATTGATGTGTCGTTGTCTCCAAACGTAGGAGTCGGCGCAGTGGGGTTCCCTGTAAGAGCAGGAGAAGCCAAAGGCGCAAATGATGCTGCGACAAAAGCTGTAGTAGCAATTGATGTGTCATTGTCCCCGGGTGAAGGAGTCGGCGCAGTGGGGTTGCCTGTAAACGCAGGAGAAGCAATTGCCGCTACATCTGTGCCAATCACCAAGCCAAGGTTTGTTCTTGCTCCAGAAGCTGTAGTGGCTCCCGTGCCGCCGTTGATTACTGCTACTGTTCCGGTTACGCCGCTACCCTTAACGTCGTAGAAGTTTGTTGCATCCGACCAAACAATGACCTTGTCGCCGCTGGCGATTGCAACCCCAGTACCCGCAGCCGTTGTGTTGCCGATGACCGTAGAGTTATAGATCGTGATGGTGTAGCTTGTGTTGTTCCAGATGATGTACTGTTTAGACGCTGGCGGGGCGTAGATGGCAGAGGCTGCTGCCGCGCTGTTGAACTTCAGCATGGCGTACACCGATTGGTTCAAGTTGGCGGTAGACGATGGCCCGTTGACATAAGTCAGGGCTTGGGCAGCAGAACTTACCGTGACCGCCTGATACCCAGCGATGGCTGTGTCCATAACGTAGGCAAAGTTGCTGTCCGTGGTTGCGCCCCACGCACCGGCTTGATCGCCCGAACCGATCAGTTCGATCCGAAGGCTTGATGAATATGAACTGCTCATGGTGTTTCCTTTATAAGTTCAATCCAGCTTACTGTAGTTTCATCCCATTTATACATCTTGTCGTCGGTTGGATATGGGACAGGTGCTTCCCACAAACAAGTTTCTTCGTTTAAATTCCAACTCGGATACGGCTTTGGCGGAATAAACGCATCGCGTTGACTGTCGTATGTATGACCAATGCCTGCAAAGTTTTTGCGAAACGGCGTACCGCCAAGCACATGAACACCACCAACCGTGTTGTATGAAGTTTGTTTATATACATGCCCTGTTCTAGCAGACAACTCTGCTTCTTTACCAGCATCTTCTTGTCTACCTACTGTGACAAAAATAACAATGTTGTCGTTGTTAAGTTGTGCAAAATGCGCCATTATTTGTCCTTATGTAAAAGTCACTGTTTCACTGGTTGTGGACGTGGCAGTAATTGTGTAAATTTTAAACCCAGATACCGCAGTAGATAAACTTGAGGTAACACCGCCTGAAAACGTGGCTGTAAGAGTATCAACGATTTTTAAGATAACAATACCCGAGCCGCCATTTTTAGTTGCTCCGCCACCGCCTCCAGTATTTGCTGTACCAGCAACATTACCAGCACCACCACCACCAGTACCGCCAGTACCATAAGGCGCTCCACTTGGGTACGCCGCACCGCCACCGCCACCAGCATATGTTGCTGATGAGCCAGTTATTGAATAGGCCAACCCATTGGCCCCATTTCCACCATCTTGACCACCGGATGATCGTCTAACTGCTGCTGCGCCAGCACCGCCACCGCCGCCAGCAGGGTAATTAGGAGACGCATAAAGAGAAGGAGCACCGTCGTTACCTTGCCCTGCGGTTGACAAACCGCCATATCCCGGTTCAGTACCATG